CCTACCCTATCAGAATTAGGAGCGCAAGCTGCTGGTAGTTATGCCACGTCAGGACATAATCACGATACTAGATATTTAAGAAAAGATGTAGAAACCGAGGGCACTCAATTAAACCTTGGTGGTGAAATATCACCTACATCATCTGCTAAACTTCAAGTTCAAGGATTTATGAGAACTGGTCCTATAATGATTGCTTCTGGTAATACTGGTGTGTCAACTTTTAGTACTACAAATGAAAAATGGTTGATGAACAATTCTGGAAACCTTTATATAGGTGATGGTACACTCTATAGTGATAGAATTTTCCATGACAGTTATCACCCAAACGCAGATGTATTAACAACAGCTAGAAATATAGGTGGTGTAAGTTTTAATGGATCTGCAGATATAGATTTACCAGGTGTAAACACCGCAGGTACTCAAAACACTTCTGGTAACGCTGCTACAGCAAGTGCTGTTGCTTATGATAATGTAACAAACAAACCTTATATAGAGGTTAACAATGTAACATCAGCTACATCAACAGAAACTGTTATAAGTGTAGCACATGCTACGTACACAGCTGCTTTCTTTGATTATGTTATTAAAAACGGAAGTAATGTTAGAGCAGGTGTTGTATATGCTTGTCACGATGGAACAGATGTAGAATACGCAGAATCATCAACAGTAGATCTAGGAGACACTTCAGATGTAACATTAAGCGTGGATATATCAGGAGCTAATATGAGATTAAGAGCAACATCAACATCTAGTACTTGGTCTATTAAAACTTTAATAAGAGCAATATAATGGGAATAACAAGAGGAGCAAACATAGTTCAAGATGATTTGGTGTTTGGTTATGACACAGGGTATGGTGTTGCAGACAATGCAACATCAACAAGATTTTACCCAGGAGAACCAACAACAAACTTATATACTAATTCTGATTTTAACAGTGAGATTGGTTGGACTTTTAGTTCTTGGCATAATAATGCTGTTACTCATACTTCTGTAAGTAATGTTATAGGGCGTGATGGTAGAACATGTAAAGCTGAAAAGCTATATATAGGCGCATCAAGTAGCGCTAGTCATTTTCACCAATTCAACAATGGCAAGTATACGTCTGGCAATACTTATACAACATCTGCTTGGGTAAAAGGTTCTGGAACTTTTGCAATAAAATCTCACTGGGGAGGTAACACTAATTTTACAATGACTGGCGAATGGCAAAGAGTTAGTATGACAGTTACAGCAACGTCATCTAGTAGTAGTCATTTTCCTTATTTTGCAGGTGAAGGTTTAACGGTAGGTAGTGATTTTTATATAACAGATGCTCAAACAGAATTAAAATCTCATGCAACACCTTATGTGTATTCTGGTGGAAATTCTAGTTCTAGATCAAATACAGCTAGCTTGATAGATTTAAAAAGAACAACTGATATAACTTTAGCTAATGTATCGTTTGATTCAACTGGTCAACCTGAGTTTGATGGTACTGATGATAAAATAAATGGGCCTAATTTTAATTTAGAAGCTATGGTAGATTCCACTTTGGAAGCTGTTATATATATGGACGACCTAGGTGGTACTCATAATTCATATAGTATATTTGGTGGAGTTGCTACGGGTAATAGACATGGTTATCATGAAATAAGAAACAGTGGAAGTGGTTGGAAAATGACGCACTGGACTTCTTCAAATGGGTGGAGATATGCTAACACCGCTTTGTCTGCTGGTAAATATTATCATGTAGTTTGGGTTTGGAACGGTTTAAAACTATATTGGTATTTAAACGGTGTGGCAGATGGTGATTATACATATACAACATTTAGCCCTTATAGCTTAGGTTTTACTACAATAGGTTCTTTTGGTACTGAAAGATACATGGACGGTAAAATACCAGTAGCAAAATTGTATAAAAAAGGTTTATCAGCTGAAGAAGTAAAACAAAATTTTAATGCGTACAAAAACAGATTTAATATATAAAATTATGAGTAGATTTGAAAATAGAAGGTGGTTAGTAATACCAATAGAAAAAATAGATGACGTAAACTTTAGTGAGGTTTTAGAACCTAACGCTGAATCGTTAAGAACCTCAGTTGATGGAACTAAAACATTTATAAAATATACAATTCTTGAACATAAAACAGATCACGTTGAAACGTTTATAAATGCTGAAACAGGTGAAGAAGAAACCAACACTATAGCGGCTGGAGTATACGGAAGGCCTAGTGTGTATAGCAGCGATTACACTGAATATAACCACACAGATATGTTGGATTTGTTAGCAACAGAAGAGTGGACTAATCCTATAACAGAGTAACATGGGTATAGTATTAGGCGTAAACACTGTTAGCAGAGGGTTAGTATTTGGGTTTGACACCAACTATGGTGTTGCTGACAACGATACTTCAACTAGATTTTATGCGGGTGAACCAACTACTAATGTTTTAGCTACAACCGCTTTTGGATATTCTGGTATAACGCTTGGTTCAGACACAGGTGGTACGTACTTACAAACTAATAGCGCTACAACAGGTTATAACTATATAAAAGTACCAAACCTAACCGTTACGTCTAATGAAACGTACACGTGGTCTTTTGAGCTTAACTGTACAGAAACTATAACACAGAGTGGTAATAAGTATTATTTTGATACAAACGAATATTCGGATCAGTTTTCCACTAGTAACGATGCCTCAAGAACTGGTTTTACTCAAGTTAGACCAACCGCATTACTAGCTAACAAGTGGGTTAAGTTTTCTCTTTCAGTTACTATGAAACCTAACTTAACAAACGCTTATTCTTATGATTTCTTAAATTTTATTAAGCCTCATTTTACGAGTAAAAAAATATATTATAGAAACATGCAGTTTGAAAATAACAAAGGTCATCGCACACCTTTTGTTAATGGCACTAGGTCAAACACAGCTAGCTTGTTAGATTTAACAGGAAATCACACTATAGACATGCAAAATTGTTCTTTCAGTGCAAATGCTCAACCTGATTTAGATGGCACGGGAGATTATCTTAAAACAACAACTACACATAGTATTACTGGTGACATTACGTTAGAAGCTGTGTTTAATGAAGAAGGTTCAACATCTCCTCACACAACGGTTATATGTACTGACACTGGTCATCAATATGGCGTTAAGCTTATGTCTTTTAAAAATAGCAACAGATATGGGTTGTGGTTAGGTTTTGGAACGTCATCTTACGTTGCTATGGTTTCTGGAACATTAAATAATGATACCGTATATCATCTAGTGGGAGCTTGGATTCAAAGCTCAGGTGTAGTTAAAATATGGTTAAACGGAGTTTTACAAGCAAGTATTTCTACAAGCCAAACAGCTGCTATTGTAAACAACGAAGCTAAAATAGTTATTGGTACTGACTATCATGGTTTAGGTGGACCTTATGGTTTAAACGGGCAGGTTTATGTTGGTAAGATTTATGACAAAGTATTAACAGATGCTGAGGTGTTACAAAACTACAAAGCATATAAAAATAGATTTGATATATAATGGATATAGGACCAAACTTAATAAACGATAATTTAGTATTTGGGTTTGACACAGGTTATGGAGTAGCAGATCCAGGCGTGTCTACAAGATTTTTTAAGGGTAAACCAACTACTAACTTACAAGTAAATGGTGTTGCCGCTGGTCATAACTCAGGTGGTTACGGTAATGTTGTTACTGTTGCAGATGCTCCTGAAAAAGGGCCAAGATGGAAAAAAGTTACTATAAGTAACAGGGGTAGTAACTTTAGAATAATACAATGGACTTACACTAGTCATGTTGCAGATGCTGTTTACAGTCATTCAGCTGAGTTTGATTGGGGTAACATGCGTGATAAAGGTTATTATATGCCTTTTGATGGCAACGGTGGCGGAACAAGAGTACATTACATAAATAGAGATTATACAACTAATGGTGGTAGTAATATAAACACTAATAGACAAGATGGTCACTTTGCAAGCACTATAGTTAAATCTATTGGACACATTCATGCTTGGTTTATAGATAACAACACTACAGGTGTTAGTGGTTTGAACGATTACTTTTACTACAGAGATTATCAAGTGGAAAAAGAAACTGAAGCAAGTCCATACGTTGACGGCTCAAGATCAGATACTGCTAGTTTAATAGACTTAGCAGGAACAACAGACGTAGATGTATCAAGTATTTCTTTTAATTCAACAGGGCAACCCACTTTTGACGGAACAGATGATGTTATTAATCTTCCTAACAATTTAGGGTATGGAGTTAATTCCGTATCTGTGTTTGCTTGGTATAAAATAAACGGTACACCTGGAAATGGATATCATATAATATGTGGTGACACTGCATTAGAAATATCTATTCATTCTTCTGCTACTTATATTAGAACAGGAGTAAGTACAACAAGTGGTAGACATGTTCAAAATGATGGTAATCAAACTTTAAACGACGGAAACTATCACTATTATGGATTTACATTTGATGGTTCAACTAAAAGAGCTTATATAGATGGTGTTCAAGTAGGAACACAAAGTGTAGCTGGAACTTTAACAACATCTTTTAGTGGTAGAAAAGTAGGTGCTTTTAGCGGTGGTTACTACGCTAATGGAGATCTTCCTGTTTATAAAGTTTACAGCAAAGTTCTTACAGCATCCGAAATAAAACAAAATTACAACGCATATAAAAACAGATTTAATATATAACCCGGAAAATGAAAGGTAATTATGGCAAATGAATTTAAAGTAAAAAAAGGCCTCATAGTAGATGGCACAGGAACTGTTCTTGATGTCCAAGGAACGCAAGGGCAATTATTCTCAGTAACAGATAGTCTTACAGGTGATTTATTCTCTGTATCAGACGTGTCTGGTATACCTATATTAAGCGTTAACGCTGACGGCACTGCCACTGTTGACGGCGAGGTTTACGCTACAAGGTTTCATGGTAACTTTACTGGAAACCTAACAGGTAACGCAGGATCAGTATCAAGCATAGGTAATTTAACAGGGCATATAACATCTGCAAATAGAGTAACGTCTTTAGGTTCGTTTACAACAGCTGAATTAAACGCGGCTATTTCTGATGGTAGCATAAACTCACAAGCAGATACTTTAGACACTGTATGTGATAGAGGCGCTAGTACAAACCAAACTCTTACGTCTACAAGTACTTTAGGCCTTGCCGTTGTATCTAGTGCAGATGCTAGAATTGAAATACAAGGTGCTGGTAGCAACTGGTCATACGTAAGACTTAAAGATTCCATCTCAACAGCGTGGGATATTGCATCTCACAATGGTGGTCAATTAGAATGGAGACCTGCCGGAGGTTCTACTAATAGAATGACATATACTAGTGGTGGTATTTTAACAACAGGAGATGCTTTTACATCTACAAAAGGTAACACAGCTTATGGCTGGGGTGATCACTCAACAGAAGGTTATTTAACTAGTTCATCTACTCAAAGTAAATATGTAAGAAGTGATGCCGATGATAATGTAACAGGTCACACAGAGTGGCAAGATAATTACTCGGTAAGATTTGGAGATAGTGCTGATTTTAGAATATTCCACGATTCAACTAACAATTTTATAAGAAATTATAAAGCAAGTGCTAATAGTAGCTTACAGTCCGCGAATAGTAGTGGAACAAACCAAACTTGTGTTGGTTGGGGTGGTGCTAACGGTTACGCAAACTTACATTATGCTGGAAGTCAAAAACTAATAACAGTATCAGGTGGTGTGTCTGTTACAGGTACGGTTGTTGCAAGTAGTAACATTGGTAATTTAAATACTAGTAGTGATATAGGCCAGCAATTAGAGTATGGTGATGCTAACGTAGCCACATTAAGATGTGATGCGAATAGATGGAGAGTTTACATGGGTGGATCTGGTAACTCGCAAGAAACGTTAACAGTTACAGAAGAAGGTAGAGTTGGTGTTAAAGACTCTTCACCTGATTATCCACTAGACGTTAATGGAAGTGTAAGTAGTATATCAATATACGCAAGTCACGATATTGCCGCTTACTCTGATGCAAGGGTTAAAGGTGATATTAAAACGATACCTAATGCTTTAGAAAAAGTAAATAATCTAAGAGGTGTTACGTTTGTTAGAACTGATGAAGGTTCTAGTGATAAAAGAATGATGGGTGTTATAGCTCAAGAAGTAAAAGATATAGTGCCAGAAGTTGTTACAAAGAAAGAATCAGACGGTCACTACGCTGTGTCTTATGGTAACATGGTAGGTTTATTAATAGAATCAATAAAAGAATTAACAGCTGAGGTTGAATCACTTAAAAAACAAATAGATGGCTGCACCAAATAGTGGATTAATTAAATTTTCAGGCATAGCCGCAGAGTTAGTAAACGATGACTATGATGATGCGGATTTTGACGATGTACTAACACTTAAAGATATGTCTGTTGGTGGCAACGCTAATGGTAGTAGCGAGAACTTTGAGTCTATAAACTCAAACAGTGAATATAAACCAGATTCATCAGCACCTTATAAAATGAGTGAATTTTATAGTTACGATCACGATGCTGCTGGTTCTAGTTTAAATGAAATGGATTCTTCACCAGTGCAAAGTAAAGCACCTTGTAATTATGGTACTAACCTACCAAACACTCTTTACCACGATGGTAGTGGTACATGGCCAGAAGGCTCTGATACAATATACACTGATAGCAGTGGAACTAACACTGCAGAATCTGGTAATTATAAGGTAGGAGTAATTTCAACTTACAAGCACTTAGTGGTTGGAAGTAACGGCTCTGTAACGTCAATAACTAACTGTCCTTAGCATATACGGACATTAGGTAGTTAAAAAACAATAAAATAGCGTAATAATATAAACATGGCAATAACATACACGTACAAAATAACAAGAATAGATACTTACGAGGCTTATAATAACTTTAACGATGTTGTTAAAGCAATTGAGTTTGAGTATATAGCTAGCAAAGGAACTGGTGAAGACAAGAAAACAGCAAAATTTACTTTTTACTGTGAATTAGGCGATCCAGATCCAGGAAACTTTAAAGCATATGCTGATTTAACAGAAGCAGATGTTAGAGAGTTTGTAAAGAAAACTGTTAATGTTGAGAATAATAAACTTATACTTAACAACTTATTAGCAGAACAAGACCTACCGGTTAGAGTTGTAAAAGACCTACCGTGGGCATAATCAAGTTTAATCAATTAAAATTAAAAAAATGAGTAAAAAAACAAAAGATTTAAAAATCACAGATGAGCAATTAGAAACTCTACAGGGTAAACTAAAACTTATTGATACTGCGAGGTTGCAAATAGGTACTTTAGAAAACCAAAAGTTTCAAATGTTAAACCAAGTTGGCATGATACAAAAAGAATTAGTAGACATGCAGAACGAGTTACAAGAAGAGTATGGAAAAGTTAGTATCAATATTACCGATGGTACAATAACTGAAATCCCTGAAGAAGAAGATGTCGAAGCTAATAAGAAAGATTAGTATAGGTAAAGACTATAAAAATGAAGCTATGCATTACTCCGTAGGTCAAGAGGTCTACGGAGGGCATAGAATCACGGCTATAGTAGAAGAAGACGAAAAGTTTAGTATTTTTATTGAAAAAGGTAATAATGTTATTCCTTGGAAAGACTTTAATAAAAACATGGCTATTGCAATAGAATATAATTTAGAATATTAATGCAAGGTTTATTTGATTTTATTTTAAAACCAGTAGGTAACAGATATAGTAATACTAAAAAAATAGGTGATACTGAGTTAATATTAAATACTCGTATTGAAGAACATAAGAATATAAATAGAAAAGCCACTGTATTAGCTATTCCTAAATATTATAAAACAAACGTTAAGGTTGGTGATGAAGTGATTATACATCATAACATTTTTAGAAAATCATATAACACAAAGGGAAAAGCACAAAACAGTAGGTTTTATATAGACGAAGATATGTTTAGCTGTCCTATTGATTGTGTGTTTCTATATAGAACAGGCACAGAGTGGAAAGCTTTTGATAGTTATTCATTTGTAAAACCTATAGAAAACGACAATGTGTATAGCATAAGTGCTGAGAAACACTGCGTTGGTGTAATAAAATATTGTAGCGCTGGACATAAACCAGGTGATGTTGTAGGTTTTAGAAATAACATCGAGCATGAGTTTGTGATAGACGGCGAGCTTCTTTATAAAATCAAATCAAATTTAATACAAATAAAGTATGAGCGTAAAGGAAACGAAAAAGAATATAATCCTAGCTGGGCACAAAGCAGTTGAAGAGTTAATCAAAGTTGCTAAAGAAGCTATTGTAGACTCTGATGATGACATATCTGCTGATAGATTAAAAAACGCAGCAGCTACAAAAAAGCTAGCTATATTTGATGCTTTTGAAATATTAAATAGATTGCAAGAAGAGCAAGACATGCTTGATGGTAAGACTAAAGAGGAAGACGCTAAAGATGATGCTTTTTCTGGTTTTGCTGAAAAAAGATCTAAGTAATGTACGAGCAAAATTTATATAAGGTTGTAGAACCTATTAAAATAAATACCATTAAAAGGCTTAACAAAGCTAAAAAATGGAAATACGGATATAACAAAGAACATGATATTGTTGTTATATCTAAAACGGGTATGATAGGTGAGATATATGAGATACAAAATCTTATGATAGCCTTACCACAACAACCTAAACAAATACATAAGTTTAAAAGTGACAGGTGGGAAGTGACAGAATATCCTAAAGAATTAAATAGAATTAAAACTATATTTGATTGGAAGGAATATCCTAAAGACTTTAAAAGCAAATACATAGATTATATAGAGAATGAGTTTAAAAAAAGAGAAGAAGGTTTTTGGTATTACAATAAAGGTAACCCTACTTATCTTACTGGCACTCACTATATGTACTTGCAGTGGTCTAAGATTGACGTCGGGAAACCAGACTTTCGGGAAGCAAATAGATTATTCTATATATTCTGGGAAGCTTGCAAGGCCGATGTACGATCCTATGGGATGTGTTACCTTAAGAACCGTAGATCTGGTTTCTCTTTCATGGCCTCAGGAGAGGTGGTTAATTTGGCGACCATATCCTCGGACTCGAGATATGGAATTTTATCTAAGTCTGGGCCTGATGCCAAGAAGATGTTTACCGATAAAGTGGTACCCATATCAGTTAACTATCCCTTCTTTTTCAAACCCATCCAGGACGGAATGGACCGTCCAAAGACCGAGCTTGCCTTCCGCGTCCCCGCGTCCAAGCTCACAAGACGGAACATTACAAGTTCCGACAAACCCGAAGCCCTACAGGGTCTTGACACCACAATCGATTGGAAGAACACCGGCGATAACTCCTACGATGGGGAGAAACTCAAGCTCCTCGTCCATGATGAATCAGGTAAATGGGAGAGGCCGAACAACATCCTCAACAACTGGCGTGTTACGAAAACCACCCTTAGATTAGGTAGTAGAGTAATAGGTAAGTGCATGATGGGATCAACATCTAACGCTTTAGATAAAGGAGGAGATAACTTTAAAAAATTATACAATGCTTCAGATGTTACAAAACGAAACCGAAACGGCCAAACAAAATCTGGATTATATTCTCTTTTTATCCCAATGGAGTGGAACTACGAAGGATTTATTGACCAGCACGGTATTCCAGTCTTTGATAGTCCAGACAATGATGTCCTCGGACCAGATGGGGAATTAATAGATGTAGGTGTTGTAGATCATTGGCAAAATGAAGTTGATGGTTTAAAACAAGACCAAGATGGTTTAAATGAATTTTATAGACAGTTTCCAAGAAGTGAAGATCATGCTTTTAGAGATGAAACTAAAAATAGTATATTTAATTTAGTAAAAATATACGAACAAATAGATTACATAAACGATAGTACTAAATCACACTTAGTTACTCAAGGAAGTTTTCAATGGGTAAATGGTATAAA